CGCTTGTTGAGTTCCGTAATATAACTGATTGGACTTTTCTTAAGCGTGGCTTTCGTTGTGTCCACGGTATGTGGCTCCCAACCCTCAATCTCGATACAATACACGAGATGGTCAACTGGATCCATAATTGTGATGATCATTGGTTGGCGTGCGAGGAAAATTGTAATACGGCGTTGCGATTTATTTTCTTTCATGGTAAAGAGGTTTTTCATTCCATGCGTAACGCTTTGTTAAAAGCTGCTCATTTGAAGGACAAGAATCTCTCACTTATTAATTATCCTTATCTCAATGAATATTATGGCTCTGAAAGGTGTTTGCCTGTGCTAGAATATTCTGTGCGTGGTGCTGAGACTGTTAAAGAATTTGTTTCATGTCAAGGCGGTGATGAACCTGAGGAAAAACGTGGTGTTGGTGTTGAAGAGATTGGTGAGGATTCTAAATTTGGTGTTGTTGTCACGAGACAAATTGAAATTGAGAAGGGTGGTGAAGAAGGGGGTGTTTCATCTTCTACTTTTGCTAGAACACACCTGGCAGAACTTCCTTGGGATTTGAATGCAATGGTTTCAAAGCCTTCATTTGTGACGAGTTTCCAATGGCCAACGTCTGTGGCGCGTGGATCAGCACTTTATTCAGCTGATTTGCCACATCAATTAATCTTTAATACCATTAATCACATGCCATTCACAATGTTTTGTTATTGGCGTGGGCGTATGGTTATTGATGTGCAGATCAATGGCACAAAATTTCATACAGGTCGATTGATGATGTTTCATATGCCTGGTGTTTCAAAGGTTTCCGCCAAAAATCGAACATATGGTGCGCCAGGTGGTTTGGTCAATGCTTCAAGTTTGAATCATATTTTATTGGATCCTGCAGAAAGTTCAATAGGCAGTTTCACAGTCCCATTCCAATGCCCTTATGGTTATATCAATATCAATACTCCACGTGTAGTATTTGACTATTTGGGTTCATTTCATATAGTCATTTTGAATATCTTACAGGTGGGTACTGGTGGTTCTTTAAGCCTTAATGTTTCTGTGACTGTTCGTTTTGAGGATAATGAGTTCAAAGTGCCTGTACCAACTGGGCTTGTTCGGACTGTTGATGATTTTTGGACTCGTGAGCGAGTTTATCCGCAAGGTAACTTTACTTCAATCAATTACAATATGTCAAAAGTTCACAAGGCAATTGTTGGTGGCTCTTCTGCCACTAACGAGAATTTTCGTGAGCTTGGTGCTGGTTCTACTAATAAGGTTTCAACATTGGATAAACCAAATTATGCTATGGAACCACCACAGGTTTTGTTGGCTCCTTTTGCACCTATGACGAATTCAACGAACATTACACACATGGAACGTGTATGTTTGAATCCTAGTGTCATCCCTTTACCTAAACCTGAGGATTTTGGCACTACCACTGATGAAATGGATATGAAATGGTTGACTAGCAAGTGGGGACTTATGACCATGTTCCCATGGGCCACAACTGGCTCTGGTTATGCGAGTGGTGATGTTTTGTATAAACAAGCTTTGACGCCTTTGCCCAATAGTTTGAACGGAAATTGGGA